TCCAGCAGAGGTTCCGGTACTCGTTCCTGTGGTGGTTCCGGTACTCGTTCCTGTGGTGGTTCCGGTACTCGTTCCTGTGGTGGTTCCGGTACTCGTTCCTGTGCTAGTTCCGGTACTGGTTCCGGTACTCGTTCCTGTACTCGTTCCTGTACTCGTTCCTGTGCTAGTTCCGGTACTGGTTCCTGTACTCGTTCCTGTGCTAGTTCCGGTACTCGTTCCGGTACTCGTAGAAGTGCTTGTGGCAGTACTCGTCTGAGTATCCGTACTGTTAAGGTATTCACTTTTTAAGACGTAATCGTTTCCATCCATATATTTATCCTCTAGTTCCCCATTATCCCGTCAGCTTGTCCGTAATAATAATTATTGTTCTGGTTTGAGTTCTTGTTTTCGTTCCGATTCTCGTTCCGATTCTCGTTCCGATTCTCATTTTTGTTCTCGTTCCGATTCTCATTTTTGTTCTCGTTCCGGTTCTCGTTCTTATTTTCGTTTCTGTTTTCGTTCCTATTCTCGTTCCTATTCTCGTTTTTGTTTTCATTCCTATTCTCATTCCTATTCTCATTCCTATTCTCATTCCTATTCTCATTCCTATTCTCATTCCTATTCTCATTCCTATTCTCGTTCCGATTCTCATTTTTGTTCTCGTTCCGGTTCTCGTTCCGGTTTTCGTTCCTGTTTTCGTTCCTATTCTCAGATCCAGTCCTGTTTCGGTTTGTACTTCCGGTATCCGTGTTCGTCTGGTTCTGGTTTCCGGTATTGTTTGATGTCTGGTTTTGATTAGCCGAACCCGTCTTGGCCGTTGTCTTTTGAAGTGCGTAAGACGAATCCTGCCATCCCCTTACTAGGTTCATCTCAAAATCAACCTTCTCAGGCAGTTCAGCGATTGCATGTTGACGTGCGCCCACGATACCCACCTTGATCTGCTGAATCGTTTCAGTGATCAGGTTGTCTAGTTCTGACAGAGGGATGATGTTTTCCATTTTAGTAGCCCCTCGCAGACTTCACCTTATTGGCCGGAGAAGCCATGTCATTAGACTCAAGTTGGCCGAGTCCGATTATTGCGTTCTCATATCTCTTCATGACTCCATCTTTAGCAATCTCAGGATTCCAAAGCTCGGACATGGCTAATTCGCCTTCGCAAATAGGCAAAAGGAATGACGCAACATGACTATTCCGTACTGGAATAGTTGTTTGAGTCGAAAGATCGGTGATAACCAACTGGGAAGGCTCAAGTTCTACTGTCATTGAAACAATAAAAGATGTCTCCGGAAGCGGGTGAACACGCAGATAGAATGGAGGAAATGCACCACCGATAGATCCGACGGCCTCTAGTTTGTAAGCGTAGGGCTTTCCGACTGCCGTTGGACTCAGCCAGATTTCGGCATCTTCCCTTTTCAGCACGTTCCCGTTAATTGTGGGATGCGTGACAACCCTAGCTACACCGGATGGAAGTTGAATTGCATCCCCGTAGATCGTCCCGTTCATAGTGCCAGTACTTCCACCCCAGCTTGCTAGAAACTGGTTTGTGCTTACGATTTGTTGGGGATCGTTCTTGTCTGCAAACAAAACCGAGGATCCCTCTTGGCTAGCAGTTGCGGTGTAACCGGTGAAGTTTTGACTACCGTTTGTTAGTCCAAATGAGGCAGTCATAGGGGCCGGAAGCGTGACGCTTGCACTAGCATGACGATAGTTTGGAGGAGTCCTTAGGTGATAAGCTGAAAGGCCGGAGTTGATAATATCAACGAACCGGATCGCATCCTCAACCGTCAGGAGCGCAACATCCTTAACCGGAGTAAATCGAATGAGACGCTGGGCTAGCTGGGCTGAGTTCATTTAACTTCCTTTGGCATAACCCTCGGTGATGTACCGGCAAGCACCGCAAGGGCATTCTGGTAATCCTGTTCTACGAAGGATTCACGCCCCTTATCCACGAAGAACCTAGTGCCTAGACCCAGCTTACGGACTACCGGAAGCAGGATTGCTTCGTAGTTGTGTGGAACTGCGATAACGGTTTGGGACGCATAATCAGAGTAATAGAATCGTGTGGGTTGCTTAATAACGTCCACCGAAATGGTTGCGGTAGATGTCGGGGCCGGAACGGTCAAGATCCGTAGCCTTACCGAATCTGCCGTTGCCTGACGAAGCTCTTCTAAGAAGTAGAATTGCGGTGTTCCGGATGAAACTGTTGGGGAATCCCCGAAGAGGAGTCCAAAACGTTCGTAGGCCCCCCTACTAGAAATCTGCAAAAGCGGTTGGCTTGTAGAAGTCACCCTCACCGGCCCGATGACTGTTTGGATGTCATCATCCAATGTTGCAACCCCTGAGCTATTAACAGTTACGGAAATTGTTTCACGGGCAAAATAGGACATCTCTTTGGCGTTAGACCAAATGAGTTGCATGGCGGAATTCAGGGTATTTACGGTACGATCCCTCAGGAATGCCGTTACGTTTGTTTCAGCTTCAAATCCCCAGTTACCCCAAAGATCGTCAAAAACGGTTTTAACTGTCATTTTTGACTACTTTCTTGCGCTTAGGAGTCTCTTCTACGACCTCCTTAGGTTCGTCCAAGAGCATCACAACTGCCTTTTGATACGTATTTTCCTCTGAAGTGGTCAGATCTAGGATGATTGAATTATCCTCAATCCCGATCTCTTTTCCGTTTAGGATGTGCTTTTGGTATAAATCAGACCAAGTGAATGTGTACTCCCTATGAGATTTCCCGTTTAGATACGTAATAGGCCCGTTAATTGAACGGGAAACTCCTGAGATGTAGAGAATTGCTTTCATATTAAAAGTTGCCCCCGCCTAGATTTTTAGGTCTAGGCGGGGTACAACAATTCCGTTTTTTAGTCTATTAGCTAATCACGGGAAGGTTCAGACCGGCGTAGGCAATCGCATGTTCTACGACTGCATAGTTCGGGTAACGCCCGTCGGGACGTTGGAACGGAGTCTGACCGAAGATGCTGGTGATGTACACTTTACGTATAAAATCACCGTCAAACATTTCTTCGGTACGCTCGTTCGTGAAGCGTCCGTACCCACGAAGGGCCGAGGAAGCTCCGAGAACCACAGTACGACCAATCGGAACGCCAGAACTGTTAGTTTCAACAATTAAGGATCCAACGGGGTGTTGCCGACTCAGGTTGGCATTCGCCCAAACGCCAGTTGAGGCGTGAGCAGTTACCGCACCGACAGTTTCCTTAAGGTAGGTTCCGGCAGTGTCCGTGGTTTTCTTGAGTGCGCCAGTGATGGTCAACTGGTTGCCGTTGTTCGAAGTGTAGGAGTAGAGGTTATATTTTCCGTCCGTCAAATTATAGATCAGGACGTATTTTTCGCTACTTCCGGCACTCAGAGCATCGTCTGGTGACCATTTATAGGCGTAGTTCGAGAAGAACTCGAAGTACTTAGGGGCAGTCTTATCCCCAGCCGAGGCCGATCCGCCACCCTTCAATGAGAAGGAAGCAGTCGGAGCAGTGGAGAGGTCAGCACCCAAGTAAGCCTTAGGATTCAGAGGAGAGCCAACCGGCCCCCATCCGTCGTGATCAATCGGGTCATAAGACCGGATTACGTGGCCGTTGATGTTCGAGAATCCACCTTTGAAGATGTAGTTCTCGTCACCACGGACGCCAGCATCACGTTGAGCCTGTTTGTAGTCGGAAGAGTTCTTCAACGACAACAATCCTTCGCCAGTCGATACGAATGTGAAGGCATTGACGGAGTTTTTGCCGACTTTGCCAACCAAGGCGGGTTTAGCACCACGGGTACGCATCTGCTGTCCGAAGGTGGTGATGGCATCCATTGTCAAAACGTCGGCAGAACGAAGATCGTTCGTCGTCGCTTTGTTGTTGGGGCGAACCGTGTTTTCGGGGTTGCCTTTGTGGATGAACATCTTCAGGAGACGTTCGGTTTTTTTCCGTCCGAGCCAGTTACCCAACAAGTTGGGGATGCTAGACTTGAGTTCGGTCATCAAACCGGTTTGATCTTCTGTTCGGATGTTGTAGGAAACCGCATGCCGGAGGTAATCGACCGAGAGCGTATAGCTCCCAACTCGGAACTCTTCGACATTAGATCCTACGATCTCGTCGCCCTGAACACCGTCACCGAACAACTGGGCCATTGTCCGGAAGGTGATTTTCTGCCCTGCGCCTTTGGCAAGATCGGTGACAGACATAATAGGAG